ATAGCATGTTTGGCATCGATTAAATGCCTGTAATCGATGCCAAACATGCTATTTATAAAGTTTTAAAAGAAGCTTTTGATGATTTACATAAATTATATCCTGATAAAATTGACGTTAAAGTTACAACAGCTTACCCTCGAACTGTTGAACAAATCGATAAAAAAGCAATTATATCTATTTCAAGATTAACAAATCAAGAAGAATATAGATTTATAACTGATCAAGTTATGACTGATCAAATTCAAAATAACAATTATTATTCAAATAAAGGTAATTTACAAACAGATATTTTTGAAATTGCAATATGGACATTAGATTCTCAATATAGAGATGATTTATATTTATTAACAAGACAAATTCTTTTTGAAAATAAAAATACTTTATATACAGATTATCAATTTATAAAATGGTATAGAGTTGGTGGTGGAGATCAAGAATTAGATGTTGCTAAATTACCAAGAACAGTTTATAGAGCTGTTTTAAGTTATTTAGCAATGACACGAATGACAGTTTCTACATTAACAGATATTGTTTCAGCAATAAATTTAACAATAAATATTTTACCAAGTGGTGGACAAGTTTCAATTTAAAAAGGAGATAATATGATTCCAATAAAAAATGCAGAATCAAAATTAAGTTTTTTTGAATTTTCATTAGAAATACCAAAAGATTTAGTACATGCTTTTCAAACTTTTGCAAAAATTAGAGATGGAAGAATTGAAAAAACAAGAAAAGAATGGTTAGAATTATATGGTGCTATGTTAAGAAAACCTGTAAGATAACAAGGAGGAAAAAATGGGAAAAAAAATATTAGGAGGAAAAAATGAGCCCAACATTTAATGGAAAGTTTTTTAGAACTCCAGCTGTATCAGTTAAAACAAATGTTTCTAGTTTTGTAAACTTTGGATTAGCTCCAGGTGGAATTGTTGCAATATTAGGAACATCAACAGGAGGAGTTCCAAATACTGTACAAAGATTTACTGATCCAACAACAGCCGCTGCATATTTTAAAAGTGGTAATTTAATTACTGCAGCAAATAATGCTTGGGAACATGGTGCACAAACAATTTATATGACAAGAATTGGAAATGCATTACAAGCAACAAATACAATTACAAATGAATCTTGTGCTACAATTGCTACAATATCTTCGCAAGATTATGGATCATATACAAATGATATTCAATATAAAGTAGAAACAGGAACGAGTTCAACATCTGCAGCTCCAACTGTTAAATTTACAGTATCTTATTATGATTCTTCTACAAATAGAACAACTATTGAATCATTAGATGATGCTGAAACAATTGGAGAAATTGAAACATATTTTAATGATACATTGCCATCAACATTAATAACAATAACATCAACTTCAAGTGGTGATATTCCTGATGTTACTTCAGGATATGTAAGTTTAGTTAATGGTTCTGATGGAGATCCAATAACTATATCTGATTGGTCAACTGCTTTAAATCTATATACGACAGAATTTGTAAATATTTTACATCCAGCTATGTCAACTGATTCAACAGTTCATGCTTTATTCAAAACTCACGTAGAAACTTATTCAAATCAAAAAATGGAAAGAACAGCAGTTGTTGGTGGAAATGCAAATGATCCAATTGGTGACACAAATACCGAAGATTCATTAGTTTATAGAGCTTATAATTTAAATTCAGAAAGAATGGTATTAGTTGCTCCTGGAACTGATGGACAATCAGCAGCTTATACTGCATCTAAAATTGTAGGATTAATTGCAGGATATGATGTTGCGACTCCAATTACTTATAAAACTATTTCAGCTACAAGTATTGCAACAAAATATACTCAATCAGAAAAAGATACGCTTGTTAAATATGGAATTTTAACAATTGAAGAAGTTCCTCAAGGAAGAAGAGTAGTAAGAGGAATTACAACAGTTCAAGATGTTTCTGAATATGTTGAAGATTCATTTAAAGAATATAGTATTCAAAGAATTAAAGATTATTTAACAGATAATATTAGAACAATATTGGAATCTACTTATATTGGTAAAAAAGGTATAACAGGTGTTATAAGTCAAATGCAAACTACTGTTACTTCTGTATTAAGTAAGTTAAAAGAAGCTGAAATTATTAAAGCTTATCAAAATGTAACAGTTGAGCAAGATGTAAATGATGCAAAAGTTTATAACATAAGTTATGATGTTGCGCCTGTATCTCCAATCAATTGGATTTTCATCACTCAAAATTTTGTATCTAATATTTAATTCGAAAGGAGTTGATTAATAAATGTCTGATATTTTAGGAGCAAGTTTAACAGCTGCGACAGCCAATTTATTGTTTTTTGGACAAAAAGTTGGTGAATTACAATCTGTTTCTTGGAATGAAAATAATAATTATCGTAGAGTATCTGGAATTGGGAATGCAATTGATGTTCAACACGTTCCAGGTATTTCTCAATATGATTTAACTGCAAGAAGAGCATTTTTAGAATCTGATATTGTGTTAGATTTAATTTCATCTATGGCTTTAGATGATAGTTATCAAGTTGGTGGAGTTACTCCATTTCAAGGAACACGTCCAACAGCAACATCAAGTGCGTTTAAAAATGCCTCTATGACTTTAGAAAGTTTACAAACAGCATTGCAAAATGGTCAAGGAAATATTGAACTAGGAGATAAAATTGCAAATATTTATTTCGATGTTCAAGTTCAAAATGCAACAAATAATACATTATACGTATTTGGAGATTGTTCTATAAATACAAGAAGAGCTTCAATTGACGTTAATGGTATCATTATTATGAGTGATATTACAATATTAGCTAGAAAAAAAGCTATTGATAATTCTTCTCAAGGTGCAGTTGAATTAAATATCTAAAAAATGAGTGCAGAGAGCAATTTCTCTGCACTTAAAAAAATAGTGAGGAAAAATGGGATATTTAGGTTCATCTTTAAGTTCTTTAACAGCAAATGTATTATTTGACGGAATTAAAATCGGAACTTTACAAGAAATCACAATAGAAGAAGATTTTAATATTAAACCAATGGATCAAATTGGTTCTAGTTTTAATGTTCAATATTTGCCTGGAACAAGTACAGGTAGATTAATTGCTAAAAGAGCAATGTTAGATAGTGATTTATTTTTTGATAGATTGACTCCGGGTGTTAAAGCATCAAATGCAATTTCTAATTTAGTTCAAAATATTACTGAAGATGAAATTAATATCTCATCAGATGTTGAAGTAACAGAAGGAATTTTGGATTTTTGGGCAGGAATATTTGGTAGAGATGTAAAAGATAGATTACAATTCGTTACATATTTTGATATTCAATTAATGAATGAAAATAATGAAATTTTTGCAAAATTTAAAGATTGTGTTATTAAATCAAGAATATTATCTATTACAATTGGAAATATAATTGTTATGCAAGATTTAACAATTTTATATAAACAGAGAGTTTTATAATGAAAATAGAACAGGTAATAACATCTCAAAATTGCACTGTAGAATTTAATGGAATTGAAGTTGGATATTTACAAAATTTATCAATTAATTGTTCTTACAATTTAACACCCATTAAAAATTTGCATCAATTTGAAATACAACATTATGCTCAAGGAATATCTATTTATTCTGCTACTGCTCAAAGAGGTTTTGTTAATTTATCAGATACTATTTTTGGCGGATCAGAAGGATTGTTAGAATTATATAATTTATCTCAAGATGTAAAGCAAGGATTAGAATCTGATTCTTCAGCAGGTGATAAATATAGAATGATTGCTAATTTAGGATTGTTATTAAATAAAGCAACTGAATTTGCAACAGATACATTAGAACAAATTAATGATTTATTACAAGGTAAAAAAAATGATGAAACAGGGTTAAGTGATTTATTTGCTCTTTTTGATTATTTTGATATTGTAATAAAAAATCCAATAATAGATTTACCAGTATTAGAGCCAATAACAGATATTGTTAATCAATTAATTGGAAATAAAACAAATTTAATTAGATTAAAAAATTGTAAATTTAATTCAAGAAATTTTAATTTATCAACAGGAAATGTTGCTGTTATGGAAAACATAAGTATTGTTGCAAGAGAATTATGTGACTATACAAATAAAATCAATAATAGCAATTTACAAGTAAGATAATATAAGGAGAAAGAAAAATGACAGAAAAAGATAAGAAAGATTTAACATTAGCAAAAATTGAATTAGGAAGTGACAACACAGCAATAATTGAAGCAAATTTTAAAGATAAAAATGACGAATATAATTCAATAACATTTAAATTTAAAGTTCATATTCCATCAATGAAAGAAAATTTAAAAATTGCTGTAAAAGAAGAAGAAATTTTAGGTGAAAAAACTAAAGATGAATATTTAAATTTATCAGCATTAATGTTAGCGACTTTAGAAATAGTTGTTGATGAAATTTATTTTATAGATGAAAAAAATATTTTAAAAAAAATAAATACAACATTTTTAGGATTAACAGAAATGATAAAAGATATTAATGGATTTTATAAAGATATATTAATTCCTGTTTATAATAAATTTATTGAATTTGATAATTCAATAAAAATTGATTTTGAAGACTTAAAAAAAAAATTAACTCAAATCTAGAAAAAACAAAATATCAATTTTGGGTTCAATGGGGAATTCCATGGGAAATGGAAGATATGACTGAAATGCAATTTTTACTTTTAAATGCCCATGCATATCTTGCAAATCCAGAAAATACTCAAAAAGACTTAGAAAACAAACAAGAGGGTTTATGGCAACAAAAATTAAAAGAAGCTCAAGAAAATTCAATAAATAGAAAAAAAACAAGAGAGGAAACAATAAAAGAATCTCAAGAAAAATTATTAAAAATGGTTGAGTCTAATAAGGATAATAAATAGTGGCTTTTGAATTTTTAGGAATAGATTTAAATAAATTATCACAAATAAGTGGTTCAAAAGAACTAGCCACACACGAATCTGCTATTTCAAATCAAAATACTAGAGATGTAAGAGAAGCATTATTAGAGATGGCTAAATCTATGAGAGAAACTAAAGATTTAGCTCAAAAACAATTAGACTCTCAACAAAAAGAAGTTATTGAAAGTCAACAAAAATTTGTAGCTTCAAATTTTAGAGATGTTTTAGAAGAATATTTTGGAGAAAAAGGTATTTCATCAGCTCAAGCAAGAAAATTTGCAGGAGCAATAACTGAAAGAGTTCAAACAGATGAAGTTCAAAATTTAGGTAAAACAATTGATACTGTAACAAATTCTTTTAAAAATCTAGATAGAAATATTTTTGATTTTACTAGAAATTTAATTTCAGGTGGTTCTGGTGCAGCAGCAGCTGCAGGATTTATTCATGGACAACCAATGGCAGTTCTTGGTGGTGCTTTAGGACTTGGAAGTAATTTATTTAGTAATTATCAGAGAATTCGTCTTGAACAGCAATTAAAACCAGAAAGTCAAAGATCAAGCGTTTTATTAGAATCCGTAAAAGCATCAATTCCTGAAATTGCAAAATTTGCTGTAGGTGCAGCAATGACAGTTGCAACTGAAGCATTTAGAGTAGCACCAGATAGAATTCATAGAGCTTATGAATTCCAAGGAACTTTTGAGCAAGCAAGATATCGTGGGTTTCAAGGAACTCCTCAAGAAATGATAAGACAAAGTGGAATTATTAGTGGTCAACGAATTTTAGATGTATCTCAAATGCAACAATTTGTTCAACAATTTGTACAAACAGGTGGTGGAACAAATGAACAATTTAATCGATCAATGGATACATTTACTAGAAATTTATTAATCTTTGGAGAATCAGCAAATATAATGTTGCAAGCATCTAGAAGATTACAAATGTGGATTCCTGATAAAGAATTCGATACTATAATTCAAAAATATACCGATCAACTCACTAAATCTGGGATTCCTCCAGAATTAATCCAACAACAAATACAATTATTAAGTTCTCAATCTGAAAGAATAGGACAAATGAATTTTAGAGATCCTGAAAAAGCTGTAAATAATTTACTAGCAAATAGTGAGTTTATTTCAACAAAATTAGGATTACCAGGGCAAATTGGCTCTACAGCAATGGAAGGTGTTAATCAATTTGTTAAGGGTTCAATTAATAACCCATCACAATTTGCTTTTTTACAAGCTGCAGGTCTTTCAACACAAGAAATTTTAAGAATAACAAGTGGACAGATGAAAATTAGCGATTTAGAGCCTTCTAAATTGCAGGGAATTATGACTTCGTTTAGACAAAGAACAGGAAGTTTAGGAGAAGATGTTTCTGCAGTATTAGCAACTCAAATGTTTGGAGAAGAAGGATCTAGATTATTTGAAGCTCAAGCTTATGGTAGAGTTGGTCCAAAAAGAAGAGCTGTTGAAGTTCCAACTGCTGAAGAAGTTGTTCAAAGAAGAGAAGGATTGCAGATAACAGAATCTCGATTTAGACAACTTGGAGCAGATCAATTTATTTCTGGTTTTTCTACAAGTATGCAAGATACAGCAAGAACAGTTGCTAAATTTGAACAAGTTGGAGAAGGAATGATACAAGGAATGTCAAAATTAATTGGATCAATTGAAGCATTAAATAGAATACTTAGTACAAAAACAGCTACTGAACAATTTAATCCTCCTAAAATAGAGGAACCATTATCAATGCCTAGAAAACCTGCTAGTGGAAGTGTCAATATGGGAATTAGTAGTGTTCAATTACAATATTAATTATGAGTAACATTGAATATAGTCCTCAATATTTTATAAGAATTTTAACATCAAGTGGTGAAATTAATTTAAACAATGTTATTTCTATAACAACATCGAAAGATATAAATTCTGATACTGGAACGTTTGAAATTGTTTTAGATTATAATCAAAATGTTTTAAATTCAGAAAAAAGTCTTTATAATGCTGTTACATATAGACAAAATTCAATATTTTTTCAAATAAAAGCGATGGATTATATTGAAATTTATTTAGCTAGAGAAATTGATCCAACATTGGGAAGTAATAATGGATTCGGAGTTTATGATAAAAATGGAATTTTTATTAGAAATTTTGATGAAAAAATAGAAAATAATCAAAATATAAAATTAGATAAAACAAAAACAGATGCATTAGATATAGTAGAAAGAATTTTTAACCCACATTTAATTTTTTGTGGATTTATAGATGGAATAAGAAATAATTTTAACGCTTCTGAAAGTAGTACAAATAATTCTATTTCTATTAGAGGAAAATGTTTAGCTAAGTTTTTAGCACTACATTATTTATTTTTTAATTTCCCTTATGCAGATATATTTTTAGAACAAGCAAAAGCTGCAATTAGTTTAAATGGATTGAGAGCAAATGAAGCTATTGACACTGTATTAACAAGATTTTGTATTGGAATTTTTACAAAACAAAAAATAGATATTTCCAAATCAGATTTAAATGATAATGAAAAAATTAAAAAATTAGACTCTAATTCATTTCCAGATCATTATGTTGTTTGGGACGATAAATTAAAAGATCAAACATTTATTAAAACTATTCATAAAGTAGCTCCAAGTTTTAGATATATTTATTGGGGTACAAATATTAATCAAGCTTCAAAATATGTAGATAATATTAATGAATTAACGTCAGAGAATGGATATTTTAAATGGGGTCGAATGGAATATTCGAAAAGTTTAAATAGAAATGTATTGAATATAACAGCAGAACAACCTGTTCTTTCTATTTTAAAACAAAGTGCAAGATTACCATTTAATGAATTATTTATAGATGAAATTGGAAATATTGTTTTAAGAAAAACATTAGATGCTTGGAATTATGAAGATGGATTAGATGAAAATGGAAGTATTTTAGAAAATGAAGACTCTTATATTAAAAATTGGGTAGAACTAAAACAAGAAGATATAAGAAGTTGGAATTTTGATATTAGTGATGATGAATTAAAAACAATTGTCATTGATGTTCCTTCTGCATTTTTTATTGGTCTTTCACCTACAATGATTGGACAAGTAGGAGTTGCACCAATTTCTAAATTAACTATTGGAAGTTTATTAGAAGCTGAAAAATCAAAAACAAAAGATGAACAAAAAATAAAAGATATAACAGCTGAACAAGCTCAATTACAAGATACATTCAAAACAGTTGAAAAAATGCAAAGTAATCATTTAGATGAATATGATTTTTCAACAACAGAAGGTATTTTAGAATTTTGGCAAAGATTTGGATTAAGACCAGTAACAATAAATGATATTTATTCTGATGATTTTAGTTCTTTTTATATGTCTGCTTGGTCTTTATTTGAAAAATATTCAAATTATTGGTGGAAAGGTACAATATCAGTTAAAGGTAATTCTAAATATAAAATTGGTCAAAAATTAAAAATAAGAGACTTTGCAATGGATAATAACGATGAATTAAGAGATTTTAATTGTTATATTCAAAGTATAAGTCATAGATATATATGGGGTCAAGATTGGACAACAATTATAAAATTTACAAGAGGACAGATAGAAGGAACTGTTTCAAGTCAATCAACAGTTAAAAAAGAGGATTAGTTTATGTCACAATTATTTTTAGCTGAAGTTGTAAGTGTTCACCCAAGTAGAATTATTAATACACAACAATTAAATGGAAACACTGAAGCTGAAGTTCAATACGAAGCTTATACAATTGATGTAAAACCATTTGCTGGTAGATCTGAAATGCAAGGTGTAAGAGTTTTATCACCATCTTCAGGTACAAATAAAGAAAATGGATCGGGATTCATTTGGATGCCTTCTATTGGTGATTGGGTTGTTTGTGGGTATTTAGAAAATTTTCCTGATTTTGCAATTTGTTTTGGAACAATAAAACACCCTCATTTTAATATTCTTTCTTCAGAAGGTCAAGGATATGAAGATTTCATTATACATCATCAATCTGACTCTTGGATAAGAATAAGAGATTTAAGTAAATATAATGATCCATCAAATAAAGAATCAACTTCTGAAATAAAAATTCATCATAAAGATGGGGCAGAAATACAATTGGTCAGTGGAGATGAAGATTGTGAAATTAATATAACACATCCAAATGGATCAAAAATTTCTTTAACTTCAGATGGTATTTCTATCGAATCAGAAAAGGTTGATATAACAACAGACTTAACAACAATAAATGGTGAAGAACAAAGTGCAGTTTTGGGAAATTTATTTAAAACTGTTTTCGATAAATTAATTATTTGGTTAAATTCTCATCCTCATAATGGTAATCTTGGATTTCCAACAGCTCCTCCAATAACATCTTTTTCTGATACTACAAATTATTTATCAGAAAAAACAAAATTGGGATAATAAATGACAACTGAATCAGATAAATTAGCAAAATTATTAATAGATAATATTGAAGAAATAGTAGAAACAACAGTTACTGATGAAAATCCTATAAATGCAATATCATTAGGAATAACTGAATATTTAGATACAAGAACTTTTGGAATTTCTGGTGATTATTCAACATTAGGTTATGTAAATACAATTTCACAAGAAGCATCTGGAAATGCATATTATTATTCAACAACCTATACAAATGAAGCAACAGCAAATTTAAGAGATTATGTAGATGTTCAAGATGAAGAAACTTTAAGTTCGGCTAATTCATATACTGATTCTGAAATAAGTGATTTAAAAGATTATGTTGATCAACAAGATCAAATTATATTAGAAGATTCTAAGTCATATACAAATATTGTTTCAGGCAATCTTCAAAATCAAATAAATCAAAAAACAGATTATTTTTATGTAGATTCACAAACATCTTTAGCTTCAAGCTTTGCATATGAGCAATCAATAACATACACAAACAATGCAAGTTCTAATTTAATTGAGTATATTGATAATATAATTATTTCTCAGGATGAATTAAAAGAAGTTTTAGCAAATGGAAACGATGCTGACAATTATCAAATAAAAAATCTTGGTGATCCTACTGATTTAAAAGATGCTACAAACAAAAAATATATAGATACAATTTCACAAGAAATATCAGGTCAATCAACTTCTTATACTGATCAAGCTTGTGCAAATTTAATTAATTATATTAATGAACAAGATTTAATTTTTTTAAATCAATCAAAATCTTATACAAATGAAGCAAGTTCTAATTTAATCAATTATATAGATGAACAATTACAAAACATTCCAACAGAAACTCCATCATTATCAGCTGTTTTGAACGTTGGAAATGATGCGAACAATCAAAGAATTATAAATTTGGCAGATCCAGAAAATCCTCAAGATGTAGCAACAAAGAATTACGTAGATACAATTTCGAAAGAAGCATCTGGAAATGCATATGAACAATCAGTAACGTATACAAACAATGCAAGCTCTAATTTAATTGAATATATCGATCAAAATATAATCAATTTAGAAGACGGAATTGATGCAACATATTTAAGATTAGATTGCACAAATGATCCATTATCAGGTACCTTACAAACTTCTAACATTTTACAAATAAATGGAGAAACAGAATATTTAAAACAGGAGAGTTGGTAAAAAATGGAATGGATGGTTCTAGATGATGATGGATTTATGAGAAGAAAATATAGTAATAGTACAATGAAAAGACTTAGACAATATATGGATGAAAATCAATTAAAATGTTGTGATGAAGGATATGATGATTGTTTAGATTGTAGTGATATTACAATTGACAATATGGAACTTAGAACAACAGAAGAAATTGAAGAACAACGTACAGCTAGATTAAACGGAGAATATTAATATGGCGTATGTTTTAGAAAATGATTTATATAATGCTTTAAACATTAAAATGATAACAGCTGCAGAAACTGTTAATAGTAGTATTTTTACTCCTACAGGAAGTCCTGCATTTGATGGATCAACAAGTACAATGTCTGGTAGAAGTGAAAAAATGCTAACATTTAATAGTTCTAATCCAGATTATTATACATTTGATGCGTCTGCATTAGATATTGAACAAGGTATATTTCACACTTGGTTAAAATTAGGATTTAATTCTGAGAACACATCACATGAAGTTGTTAATACTTGGGGAAACCCAAGAGATGATGGATTTGTTTTTCAATATGTACGTTCAGGATTAGGTGATGATTTTAGTATTTTGCAAACTATAGATGGCGCAACTTGGACAAATAACTGTGCAACAATAGGTGAATCAATAACATTAGGAAGAATTTTACATGTTGTTGTTTTATGGAAAAATGATGCAACATTAGATGGTAATAAAAGTATTTCAATATATATTGACAATTCTTTAGCAGCATCGGCAACAGGAACTTGGAGTAATTCTTCTGATTCTTTTTCAACAAGTAGCCGTATAGGTATTGATGCAAATTTATCTTCTGCTCCATGGCTTGGTTCAATGTTTGATTTGGGTTTTTTGGATTATGATTCTTTAGCAGCATCATATACAGATGCAGAAATTGTACAATCTTTATTTAACAATAGTGCAGGTTTAGGATCGGGTACTCATAAATTTATATATGAATTAATTTCAACTGAGCCAACTCCAGGATTAACTATAGCAGCAAGAAAAATAAGATTTAGAACAAATACTTCTATAGCAGAAACAACTGCTTTGGAAATGGATGATTCACAAAAAATAATTATTCCAGGCGAATTAGAAGTTAATGGAAATTCTTTATTTAGTGTTTTTCCAACAGTTGAAACAATTTCACCTTCAGCAGACGATGAACTTGCTAATAAAAAATATGTTGACGATCAAGATTCAACTATTTTAAATCAATCGACATCTTATACTGACGAAATATGTGCAAATATTATATATTATATAGATGAACAATTAGAAAGTATTTCTACTTCTACTTCACCATTATCTGCAGTTTTAGAAATAAGTAACGATGCAAATAACAATAAAATTATAAATTTATCTGATCCAGAAAATCCTCAAGATGCAGCAACAAAAGCTTACGTTGATACTCATACAACTTCTGGAGGATCAACAGGAAATGGTGGTCCAAGATGGTCATATGTTTTAGGCGGAATGTAAGTAATAATAAAGGAGAAATTAAATGACAGATTCACCAAAAAGATTAGGAGCAATTTGCGCAACAGCAGCAACTTCTGGTTTAGAATCTAGTGGACAAATTTTATATACAGTGCCAAGTTCAACATCAGCAATTGTTTCCACTTTATTTATTTGCAATAGAGGCGAATCAACATATTCATTCAGAATTGCTCATGTTGATAATGGAACTATAGAAAGTCTATCTTTAGAAGATTATTTGTATTATGATATTGAAATTAATGCAAACGATACCTTTGCTTCTACTTGTGGTATTTCTATGGAAACAGGAGATAGTTTAGTTGTATATGGATCTAGCACTGATTTAAATTTTATAGCAGAAGGAATAGAAATTACATAATGACACAAGGTTTTACAAGTCCACAAAACAATTTAAAAACTTTAACTGGAACAACTGCACCAACTTTAACACCAAGCTTTATTGGGCAAGAATATATAAATATAAATACAGGATCAGTTTATAAAGCTATAGGAACTTCAGGAAGTTATAATTGGGCATTTATTGGAAAAGGAGCTTTAGCAGCATTTAATAAAGATTCTATTTCTGGATTAGTTGGATGGCATGATTTTAGTGATGTATCTTTAATGACACTAAGTGGCACTAATATCTTATCAATTGCAGATAAGAGTGATTCAGCAATTGCCTTAACAAGAGAAACAACACATATATCTACCTATACAGAAAATGTTCAAAATGGATTATCTGCTTGTTTATGTGGTACTTCAAGTTTATATGGAGCAACAACAGTTAGTTATGGAACAACATTTACTAGGGCTGTTGTTATACAGCCAACAGGCTGGGGAACTGGAGGCTATCAAGTAATAGTCGGACACAATTCAATAGGTGTCGTTGGAAAATACGCAGGAAACACTAATCTACATCTATATAACGGAGCAAGTGCAACTGTTACAGCATTAACAAACACTGCACTCTACATTATAGTTGCTGTATTTAATGGAGCAAGTTCTTTTTGTTATGTAAATGGAACAAAATATACAATTGCTACCCCAGGAACAAGTACTTTATCAAGACTAAATATTGGTGCAGATTATGGTGTTGGAGAGTATTTTATAGGCTACTTGATGGAAACCTTAACATTTAGTTCTGTATTAAATGAAACAGAGTGTGGAGTCTTGAATACTTATCTAAATAACAAATGGGCAATTTATTAAATGATTATGAAGGAATAATAGATGACACAAGGATTTGCAAAAAAAAATAGTTTTAGTTCTGTTTATTTAGATAATCTCTGTAAATTTTATTCAGGAGAAGTTACAGTCACAGGTGGTGGCGGTGATGTAACTGTTAATCTTCCATTTGATTGGACAGGTGGATGGTTAAGGGTTATACAAACAACTTTTAGTAGTGAATGGGCTGATGCAGATAATGCATACATGAGGGAAGTTTCTTACGATTCTTTGACTAACTCAAACTACACTATATATCAAACACTTTATAATGCCTCAAATGGACTAAATGGGTGGTGTGGTGTAGCAACAAAGACAGACAATGTAGCTGGATTACCAAAATCAGCAACATCTACAACGTTTGTTTTAAATGATGATAGTTCAAATACAGTATATATAAAATATTTTGTCTGGGCCCCATATACTGCGACATTACAAATGGATGGAAGTAATATTATTTTAACAGGAACTTCTGCACCATCTTCAACACCAGAATTTATTGGACAGAAATATATAAATGAAACAAATAAAATTGAGTATACTGCTTTTGGTACTTTATCTAGTGTTGATTGGCAACCTCAAGCAGGAACAGACTCAGAAGGTGCTTATAATTTTGCAAAAATTGATGGGATTTTAACAAAAGTTTATACTAAATATTTAACAGGAATTTTAGATAGTGATAGTTTAACATTAATAGATCATAATATTAGTGATTACAATAAAATTATAAATTGTAATATTTTAGTTGGTAATATATCTTCAACTTTTAATGTAAAAGAAATGAATAGAGGTTCAGATTCTTCTTACAAATGGGAAGTATATATTACATCTACACAAATAGGAATAAATGATGTTGGTTCTTATATTCAAGGACAAAAATATCGAATAAAAATAGAATATTATTTATAAGGAAAATAAATGGCAAGAAAAAATTATAATAATTATAAACCACCTTTTTTTATGTTGAGATATATAGAACAACACGGAACTGCTGTTTCTGAAAGTACAGAATCTCAAACTATCGATATTCCAGGAAATAATATTCAAGATGGGAATATTGTCGTTGGAATAAATAATATTGCAAGTAAAATAAAAGAAATTATTTCTGATCCAATAAACGACAATTTAAATCAAGCAAGTACACAAAATTGGGATGTTCCTCAAGCATATTTAAATATTGGAGAAAAAGGAATAAATGGAGAAGGTAAAACAGCTACAGGATGGGCTGTTATTAGACCTAATCCGAATATTTCAAATGCTGAAAGTTTGTTACCAGAAGGTGATGAGAGACCTCATATTTTATGTAAAAAAGAAATTGCTGGAGCAAGAAGAGGTGCTATCAGCGGAGAAATGACAAATGATGATGGTGTTATTTATGTATACCCAACTTCAGGTCCAAATACAACTCCTTTAAGTGAATCAATAAACTATAAAAGTGGAACAGTTGAAAAATATTATACAGGATCGACAAATACTTATGTAAATGGAGTTTTAACATATTATCCACCATTTAGTAAGAGAACACCACCAAGTAAAGATTTATACCAAATAGTTATATTAGATGAAAGTGCAAAAGATATTCCAAGTGGTTATGTTGTTGTTAGATATTGTTACGAAGATAAATCACAAATAAATGAAAATCAAATAAATGCAATTTGTGCTGCTGCGAGTGGTGATGACAATAATTTTTCTGCTACAATTGATGGAACAAAATTAAAAGATAAAGATGTAGTTGTTGAGATCGAATCAACAAAATTAAATGTGAACAAAATAACAAAACAAAAAATATTTACTTTAGACTTATATGAAGTTGCAATAGGATCTGGACAAAAAACAAACAAATTTGGTTTTGGTATAGAAAGATTTGAATTTTCAGGTGATTCAAGAAAATCAGTTCAACAAACGAGAGGAAAAATTAACATTGAAAATATTGACTCTGTTGAAGATAACTTTTATGTTGACACTTGGTGGAAAAGTCCAGAATCAATAACATTAGCAGGAGTTATTGAGCTTCCAGCAGCATATGATAGAATTGTATCTTCTGTTTCTAAGAATCCTCCAAATGAACCAAGTATTATAATCAATGATGATGATAAAAAAAGTTTTATTGATATAATGGAATCATTTTTTACGTGGAACAATAATCCTATGAGATTAAATAGAGGTGATAGATTACAATTAATCGATTATTATAGAGATCCATCTAACGATCCAATTAAAATAAAAAAATCTGATCCTAATTCTTCACAAGTTTATGATGTAACTTTTAAAAATAGAAGATATTCTCAAAATGTAGAAAAACCTGGAATTATTATGTTTGAATATAACTTTATAATATTAGGAAGATCAACAATATGACACAAGAAAATTTAGGAGTCGATTTAGCAATAGATGAAAATGGTGATTTAATTATTAATAATAATGGTGATTTTCTTTCTGTTTCTGATTCTGATAATATGGTCCAAGCTATTTTAAATGCATTTATGACTGAAAAAGGAAGTCTTTTTTACGATGAAAACTATGGATTAGATATTGGATCTTTTATTGGCGAAAAGAATATATTAGCTAAAAGAGCTTTAATTAGAAATGGAATAGTAAATTTATTTTCAAATGAACCAAGAATTTCAAAAATAAATAATTTAACAGTTGAAGAAGATTCTAATGATTCAAAGGCTGTTGTTATAAATTCAACAGTTACATTAATAGATGGAGAAACTATTGAAGTAAATAATTTAGTTTTTCCTTATTTTAAACCTTCATCAGATATAACAACAATAACAAACGAAAAACAAAGAAGTTCTTCAATTACTGAAGTTTATACTCAATATCAAATATATAATATATTGGGTGTATATTTATCAACTGATACTGATAAAACTGGAACAAATTATTTTACTGGAGGAAATGTTGATAAAAATAAAATAACATTAGGAACAAATCTTCCATCAACGTATACTGATGTTATTATTGATTATGATACAATAGATGTTGTTTATAGTTCTTCAAAAATAACACAAATTATTGATGAAAGACAACAATCATTCAACGGAACTACTATTGAAGTTGATTATAATATATATGATATTTCATCTGTTTATGACGAAACCGATGAAGAAAAATTATTAAATTTAGCAATTGATGCTTCATTTGATTTTAATACAATTACTCTTCCTCAAAATGTTACAATCAATGGATATTATTTAATTACATATTCAACAAAGGAAATTGAATGATATTTAAAACTCAAATAGGAGGAAATTTATAATGCCTAACTTTCGTACACAACCAAAAATATTTGAAAGTTTAAAGGTTTATTTATCTTCTGTATTGTCAGTAATAACTGACTTTAACACTGGAAGTATAATTAATAGTATATTTTTTGCAATAAGTAATGCAATTGGAAATTTATATACAACACTTCAAAATGTTTATGAGGCAACATTTGTTGCAACAGCAATAGGAGATGACCTTGATAATAGAGTTGCAGATTTTAGTTTAGTTAGAAAAATTGCAACAAGATCAAGTGGAATAGTTACTTTTTATAAATCAACAAATTCAACTGCTGATACTATTATTCCAGCAGGTACTCGAGTAAAAACAATAACAACTAATTTAATA